TCCCCGCGGGGGCCCCGTGGGGGTACAGATTATTACACATTCCCGTACGTTTGGCCCTAATTTTTTGGGCCCCAAGATGCTCAGGGTTGTACGGTAGTGCTTGTTGTGGTGTCCGTGCTCGGCTTCGATGCTCGTTCAGGTTGACAGCTGCCGCCCTCACTTTGTTCGGTTGCCTTGCGCTTCGCATTTCATGCTCGCGCCTCAGGTCTGTGCCCGGGCAGTCTGGGCCCCTTCCCCCCCCAAGTTGATTTAGGTTCAACCCGTCTGAATTGGCATCACTACCGAAAAACCTTGTCTGGACAGCACACATCGCATCTTCCTCGCTGCCAGGGCCCGGATTGCTCCCGGTGGGCCACCTCCACGTTGCAAGGCTCACAGGGCTTGGCTATCCCTGTCATTGGCTGGTGTGCTGCCGGCGTGGATTCAGTAACAGCGAGGCCCCGGAATGTCTGTTGGTATCCGGGAACCCCTTATGTGCGTCATGCTCGTCGAGCTAGACGGCGTCATTGTATCTGATGATCCGAGTCGCGTCAACACTAAAATGCTGGTAGTGTTACAGTTATGAGTATCATTCTTTGTGAAGATCGTTCCCCTGAGCCCGAGGACAAGTTCCACGGCTCGTTGTATGGCTACTCGGGCAAAGGATGCCGATGCGCTGAATGCCGCGAAGCTGCCCGCTTGTATGCCCAGAAGTATCGGCGCAGCGACAAAGGATCCAAAGCAGCGAGGAAGTCGGCTTCGAGGAACAACTTCATCCGTCAAGAAGCCCTCGCCTGGGTGCGACAAAACCACCCGGAAGTGATCATCGAGCTCGAAGGCCGGTGGAACAAAAAACTTGACAACAGCACGGTTGGACAGTAGAATCAACCCTATGACTGGCACATCATCCACATATAATCAACAACTTCTTGCACAGCTCCGGTTCAAGGCGCATATCAAAGCGATCATTGCTGACATCGCCGACATCAACCAGGAGGCCGCGATCCTTTGCCGACAGCTTGAGCTCGCCGGAAAAGGTTTCACATGGAACAATGATGGTAGGTGAAAACGTGCATTACGACACTTACACCGAATGCGACGGCTGCCAAGGAAAGCGTTGGGCCATCGAAGCAGAGCAAATGATCAACCAGGGCCTCCGCGACGAGATCCGAGCCCTCAAAAAGTTGAGCAAAGCACTCATGGCAGCGGTCAGACACAACAGCACTTGCCCTTTCATGTGGCGCGACGAGCCATGCGACTGCGGAGCCCGCGATGCCCGCGACGCTTACTTCGAGGCGTTCCCTAATGCCTAAATCAGCCCGCATCGACCCACTTGTCCACTACTCGCGGCGCGTCCGCGAACTCGAAGCCGAAGTCGCCCACTGGAAAGCCGCAACGCACTACCTTGCCGGGATGGCCGCCCCATACATCGCCCCCAACGCCGAGCCCGACGCGCTCGTTCTCGAGGCCTTCAACAGGGCGGCAACCCATGGGTAAAGACATTTTGACCCGTTTGCAAACCAGCCAACGCCGAAACTGTGCTTGCCGCGGCTGCACCGACGCCCGCGACGCGGCTACCGAGATCAAACGGCTCCGCAAGGAGCTTGACATCTACAAAGACCTCTACGCATGGGAGGCACGACAGAATGTCTGACCAGATGAATTTGTTGAATGTTCAGCAAGCGCACAAAACAAAAGATGATTGTTACACCCCTAAGTCATTGTTTGATGCCCTCGGTCTCGTTTTCGACCTCGATGTTGCTTGCCCACCTGAAGGCCCAATCAACTGCCCTGCTAAATCTTGGTACACAGCCGCTGATGACGGTCTTGCGCAGAATTGGTATGGCCGCGTATGGATGAATCCTCCGTACTCAAAACCAGCACCTTGGGTCGCAAAATTTGTTGATCACAGCAATGGCATCTGTCTTGTGCCATCAAGTAAGGCGAAATGGTGGAAAATGTTGTGGGAAAGCGAAGCCCGCGCCGTCTACCTCGGATCTGTCATGTTCGTCCGCCCAGGGCAACGACCTTTTGACATTGGTTACCCCATTTATCTCTGGGCTATCGGGCAAGAGAACATTGAGGCAACCGAAAAAATCGGGAGGTCAAGATGAGCGACCAACCGATGCTGTGGGCCGAAGAACGATCCAGGTACTACAAGGCCCCCGAAAAGATGACCAGATGGTCAGATCCCGTGACAAGCCTGCTTGCCGCGGCATCCGTAGACCTCACCAAAGGCCAAAAGATTGTCATGAGCGCGTTCAGAACGCGGCGATCCATGACCGACGATGAACTCATCGCACAAGTCGCCAAGCTCGGCCTGAAACTCAGCCCCTCCGGGTGCCGCAGTCGACGCAAAGAACTTGTCGAAATGGGTTTGATCCGCGATAGCGGAGTCAAAGAACAAACCGCCAGTAACAGATCCACCATAGTTTGGGAGTTAGCAGAATGAACCAACTGACCATCATCGGAAACATGGGCAAAGACCCCGAGCTTGCCTACAACTCTGCCGGCCTCCCGGTCTGCAAGTTCACCGTTTCCACGCACCACAAGCAGAATCGCGACTCGGAGCCCGTAACGACTTGGCACAACATCGTAGTATTCGGTGACATGGCCGAGAACTGCGCTGAAACCCTCCAAAAGGGCTACCGGGTTGTCGTTATGGGCCGCTGGGAGAACCGCAAATACGAAAAAAAGGACGGCACGACCGGCTACGCGCAGTCGATTATTGCCGAAGATGTCGCTGTGAACCTCCGATTCCACGTCTGTGAAGTTGGACGCCGCGGCAAAACCCAACAAACAACCCAAAACGAGCCTATGACGGATGAAGAACCGTTCTGATTGGTGGGAAGATGCCGCTTGCAAAGGCCTTGATCCGAATATCTGGTTCCCGGAGAGGCCGCAGGGCCGCGACTACTTTGCTATTGCTCGCGGCTATTGCCAAATGTGTCCCGTATCTGCTGCGTGCCTGGCAGAAGCCCTTCTTCTCCCTACCGAGGACGACAGATTCGGGATGTTCGGCGGCCATACGCCCAAAGAACGTGCGAGATTACGGCAAGGGCAGCCCGCGGCTAAACCCCAAACGATCAAACCTGTCCCTACTAGGGCTCAAACGCAACCGAAACGTGCCCCGAAACAGCTTGAGCTCCCCCTCGATGTTGAAGTTTCTCCCCCCGGAAGATACGTCGCCCGGTTTCTGGAACTAAACCAGCCGATATGGGAAGAAATCGCCCTCAAAAGAAAGAAAACTCCGTTGGAAGATACGAAAATCCCGAAACAGACCCAGTTGGTCATGAACTTGACCCAAAACATCGAACCGAGCCAGGTGACAGCCCAGGCTCTCGCGGCGATGATCATGGCAGGGTGGGAAGACCCGCTCGGCGCGCGCACCGCGGCAGCCCTTTTTATGGGGGCTTCCTACGTCGGTGAACTCGCAAGCCGCGGCGTCGAAGCAGGCGTGATCACCCCACAGGAAAACGCCGCTGTACAGGGCGTTGTCGATATCGCAATGCGGGTGTGGAAACATCACGCAGCCCATGCCAAGATGGACTCGTAACTGGAGAGTTATGACAAAAAAGAACGACGACCCCACCACCCCCGACCCGACGCCCGTTGTTGAAATTGTGCAGCAGTACAAGTTCACCCGCGAAGCGCAGGCCAAGGCCCCGGAGCCCAAGCAAACCAAGAAAGCCAACAAGGTCGAATCCGTCGAGGATTACCGCAAGCGGCAAGATCAGATGGCCAAACTGGGCTTGAGCAAGATCGCTAAGGAAATCGACCGCGACGAGCTCCCGCACATCGCGCTGTCGATCATTGCCGACCACGGGCTGCGAGTCCTGGGCGGGGAATGGGACATCAAAAGCGCGGAAGAAGCCACCAAAATCGGCAAAGTCTGGCATGACATCTTCCGTCTGGAGATGGGTGAACCGACCAGTATTTCGTCCAGCCAAGAGTCAGAAAGCCCAGATCAGCGCAAAACGCGCTTTGAGGAGCTGAAACTTGAGGCCAAGCGTCGCGTTGAGGGCGGCTTGCGGGCGATTGCTGGCGACGCCGGATGAGCCTTACCGTCGACAAAACTCTCCTGCTGACCGACGACGAGTTCGCGGCCCTCACCCCAGGCGAGCAGGACGAATACCTTCAGCTTCTAGAGGAGGATCTTTCTGCCTGGTCGCTTGTCGGCAACGAGCGCCAGTCCCGCGCCAACATCCTCCTGAAGAAGGTCGACTGGTTGCTGTACGGTGGCGCGGCAGGTGGCGGCAAATCGGAACTGATCACCTACCACGCGCACGAACTGTCGATGAAATACCCAGGGCACCGCAGCCTTCTGGTGCGAACCAGCCTCCCTGAGCTCCGGCGATCCCTGATCATCCGTACCCAGGTGCGCTACGCCCAGCTGAAAGTCAAGGCCCAACTGCGGTCTATCGACAACATGAAGGCCTGGTGGTACGAAAACGGCTCGATTATTGAATACGGCTACTGCTCCCGCGAGGAAGATGTCAGCCAGTTCATGTCTGCTGAATACGACTTCATTGCCTTCGACGAGGCCACACAATTCACGCCCTACCAGATGCTGATGCTGTCGGGCCGTCTGCGTACCAGCAGGAAGCAAGCCGCGGCAGGTGTCCGCACCCACGTCATGTTCGCCACCAACCCTGGCGACCGCGGCCACCAGTTCCTCTACCAAATGCTTGTTACACCCACCCACTATGGTACGAAAGCAATCGTCTACGATGTCAGCGAAGGCTTTGAGAACCCGGACATCGTTCGCAGCGTCGATCTGCCTGACGACCTCGACGAGCTTGAGGCCCTAGAGATCGAGCACGATCCGGCGAACCACCTGGTTGTGGCATTTGTACCGTCAACAGTTATCGACAACCCGTTCATCGACCCCAACTACCGCAAGAACTTGTCGATGCTCCCCGAGGTCGAACGCCGCCAGAAACTCCTTGGCGACTGGGACACGTTCACCGGCCAGTATTTCACCGACTTTGACCGCAGCCGCCACGTCGTGGAACCCTTTGCGATCCCTGAAAGCTGGCCCCGCTACCGCGGCATCGACTTTGGTACCGCCAACCCGTTCTGTTGCCTTTGGGGGGCTGTCAACCCCGCCGACGGCACGATGTACATCTATCGCGAGGCTTACCAAAAGAACCTGACAACAGCCGAACAGGCGCGCCTGGTCAAGAAGGTAAGCATCCTGGAGAACGGCAAAGCGGAAAGTATCGCCGCGACCGTCATCGACCCGTCGACATTCTCCAACGTGGCAGGCCTCGGCACCACCGTCGCGGCCCAATACAACGCCCAGGGCGTCATTGTCACCAGGGCCAAGAACCAGCGCGTCGGCGGCTGGCAGAACATGAGGCGATACATGATGCCTCACCCGGTCGATGGTGAAGTAAGGCTGAAAATATTCAGAACGTGCGACAACTTGATCCGCACGATCCCGCTCATGCGCCACGATCAGCGCAACCCCGAAGATCTTGACAGCCGCGACGAAGATCACGCAGTTGATGCACTACGATATTTGTTAGGCTGTAGACCATACGAACTGACGAAAAAAGACAAAAAGCAATACACCCCTGGTGCCGAAGGTCGCGTTCAGAAGTTCATGGAAAAGCTTGACCGTCAAGGAAAACAGCAGAAATCACGATGGAGGTAAAGAATGCTTGTTGTTAGTTACTACAATTATCTGCCTGGGGCCTGCGCCCTGTGCTTGTCGAGCAACCTGCCGGCAGTCGACACGAACGTCGACTTGGACTGGCCAAACAGCCCCGACGACCCGAACCCGTCAGCGAACCGTCGCCTCTACATCTGCGCCGACTGCTGCATCAACCTGGCCGACATGGTCAAAGAATCCCGCGATATCGAGCTCAAGCCAGCACAAATGTACGCCGAACTCCAGTCGCTCAACAACGAAATGGGCAGAACCAATGTTGCGCTCAACCAGCGGATCGGCGAACTGGAGCAGGCCCTGTCCGTCATGCGGACAATCTCGACGCCCACAGTCGAAGTCGACCCCCAAATGGACGTCACGCCGTTCGCCGTAACCGCGCCGCCCCCGACAAGGGCTAAGAAATGATCTACCTCGCCCTGGTCGCGGTTGCCAACACGGCACTCGCCGCGTATCTGATCTACGAAAACAGGAAACTGACGTACATTGCGATGTCGCGGCACGTCGGGGATCTGACAAACATCGAAAAATCCCAGAAACGGCTACGCAAGCCTGTTACTGAAACCAGCGACGAAAAGCCCTACCATACATGGCGCAACCCAAATGAAGGAGTAGGCCCGTGACGTGGATGCCGCCAGAGCCGGTCAAAGTTCTCGATATGTGGAAGGATGCCGACTCGTACCTGGTCAAAGAACGCCGCGACTACTGGTTGAACGGTTCCTACTACCTCGGCCAGCAATGGATCTGGTGGGACTCGACCCGCAACCTGATCCAAGATCTTGACTACCGCACCGAGTCGGAGCGCGACACCCGCATTACCGTTGACAAGTTCGGGCCCCGCGTCGGATCCCTCTTGTCGCGCATGATCCGTTCCGAGCTCATCTTCGAGGTGCAGCCCCAAGGCACCGACGATGCCTCGATGCGCCGCCAACGCTTACAAGAGCAGCTCTTGATCGGCGAGCAACACCAGCGCGACTGGGAACAGACCCGCGAAGTCGCCATGCTCCAGGCCCTTTTTGGCGGCGCGGCAGGAATCTGCGTCGAATGGGATCCCGACATGGGCGAGGACTTCTACGTCGACATGGAAACCGGCGTATCGATCCCAGACGGTGGCGTCCGCTTGACCGCGCTCGGCATCAACGAGTTCACCCTCGAGCCCGGCACACAAGACCCTGCTGACGCCCGCTGGTTTATCAAGGCCACCAGCCTCCCGCCCAAGCAGGTGCAGGAACGCTACAACCTCGACTGGACGCCCATTGCCGACGCCGAGGCCATGATGACCAGCCGCGCGCGCTCGATCCTCATGCGCCGCCCCGGCAACCAGCCGCCCAAAACCACAATGGTCTACGTTTACTACGAACGCCCCACGCCGACCACCCCCGGCTGCGTTGTGCACGTCGTCAACAACAAAGTCGTGCTCCAAGAGGACTCCTGGCCATTCCCGTTCAAGCACCTCAACCTGGTGCTGTTCCGCCAAAAGAAAGTCCCGAACACTTGGGTTGGGCACACGTTGCTCACCCCAGCCCGCGACATCCAGTACGCGTACAACCGTGCCCGCAGCACCATCCTGGAGCACATGAGGAAAGCCGCAAACGCTCGACTCATGATCCCGGCAGGATCCATCGACGACGCCGACATTGTCACCACCGACCCCGGCGATACGTTGGAATACAACGCCGAGCTCGGCGAGCCGCACTGGCAGACCGCCCCGGATGTGCCGCGCTGGATCAGCAACGAGGCCGCAGCCCTGGAAATGGAACTCGACGACATTTTCCACACCCACTCTGTTAGTCGCGGCCAGGCCCCTGGCGACCGCAACTCCGGCCTTGCTTTGTCGTTGTTGGCCGAAAAAGACGACACGCCGCTCGGGCCAATGGCACGCGATCAGGCAAAAGGCTGGTCGCAGGTTGCAATGATGACTCTTATGCTCTACCGTATGAATGCGGAGGCCACCGGCCTCAACCGGCAAATGACCGTAATGAACGAATACGGCCAGCCGTTGGACATCTCATGGGGAGCACAAGACATTGATCAGAAACCAAAAGTCGTTGTACCGCTTGACGCTACGAGCCCGCGTAGCAAGCTTGCCACACAATCCATCCTTACGGCGCTGGCTGACCGCTTCCCGCAGGCCTTCCAGAACATTGACCCGATGGCTCTTGCAAAGATGCTTGACCTTCCCGATCCCAAGGCATACCTCACTCAGGTTGATCCTGACGCTGGCAAGGCTCAATGGGAAAATGGCCTTCTTATGCAGGGTGTCCCGGTTGTCCCGGAGGACTTCGACCTCCACGATGTCCACATCAATGTCCACAACCGCGAGCGGAAATCCCCAGCCTACGAACTGGCTGATCCTTCCGTCAAAGAAATTATTGATCTTCATGTGATGGCGCACCAAAGGATGCTCATGGGTGACACCCAAGCAGCCCTTGATGCCCAAGCCGCGATGATGGAAGGCCAACAGCCGACCGCTTCGCAGGCGATGACACTTAGCGGAGGCCTTTCAGGCCAGGCCGCCGAAGCCCTGGTTGGTTCGCAGCCTGGCTTCTCAAGCAATGTTGCTGGACAGCAGCAGGCCCCGTCGGAGGCTCCGACGATGCCAGAACCCACAGGAGGAATGGGATGAGTGACACACCTGACTTTGGCGGCGCAGCCGACCTGGACTTTAGTGCCGAGATCGCCGAGACAACCCCGGTAGAAACCTCGGCCTCGGAAACAGACGTCAACTGGGAGGAACGCTACCGTTCCGAAGTCCAAGACCGGATCCGTGAACGCGAGCGTTACAAGCCGATCAAGCAGGTATTCGACGGGATGCACCCCGAGGACGCCGCGGCAGTCCAGCAGTTCGCCTCAGCCTGGGCTTCGGGCGATCAGGAAGCCGCCATCCGTTGGATGGTTGACAACGCAAAAACCCTCGCAGGCGACCGCTTCAGCGACTACGTCCAGGGCCAGCAGCAGGTTGTCAACAACGCTGTCGCGCAGGGCCAGGCTGCGAACCTGACACCGGAAGCCGTTCAGCGGCTTGTCCAGCAGCAGTTGGCTCAGTACCAGGAGCAACAGCAGATCGAGGCATACACCGTCGAGATCGACCAGAAGATCCGAGGGCTGGGCCTTGAGCCCGAAACTCCCTTGGCGCACGCCGTCATCTTGGCCGCGACGAACCGTGAAGATCTGAGCCTCGAGGCCGCATACGCCGAAATGCAGAACGAGATTCTTCGCCAGGCCCAGTCGATCGTCGAGCAGCGACGCGCAGCAGGAGCATCCATGCCCGCGGCATCCCCCAATGGATTCCCTGGCATCGTGTCCCCTGGGGCAAGCGCGCGCGAACGCGCTATGGCACGCCTCGAACAACAAGGCCTCTGAGTGTCGTTGACAGTTCCCCGCAGGTAACTAATAATGTAGACGTGATCACCGGATGGTGGTCGCACACATACGTTCGCTAGTTCTACCTCGGGGAACCGAGAGCGGCAGAGGCAGGAAGCCAAAGCCGAAGGAATGAAAGCGGAAACCTTTCCATTTCACCCAACTCTCACAAAGGAGTCATCCAATGCCAGCAAGTCTGTCAACGGTTGATGCAATCCTCAAGGACGATTACAAGGATTACATCGACCAACTCAACAACGCCTTGTTTCTCACCTCGCAGGTCGAGACTCGCAAGGACACCGTTGTCGGCCGTATCGCCCGCCACGCTATCCACCTCGGACGTTCGTCCGGTGTTGGTGCTCGCGCAGAAGGCGGCACGCTCCCGACGGCAGCAAACCAGGCCTACGCCACAGTCCCCGTCCCGGTTCGCTACGTCTACGGACGTATCCAGCTGAGCGGCCCGACGATTCGCCAGGCCACCACCGATCGTGGAGCCTTCATCGACGCGCTTGACGCCGAAATGCAGGGAATCCGCAACGACGCAATGAAGGACGTGAACCGTCAGCTTTGGGGCCAGTCAAATGGTGTCATCGCCCAGTGCGGAACCACCACGACCTCCACAACCGTCGTTCTGGCCTCCTCCACCGGCTCAGCTGCACTTCGCCAGCTGTACAACGACGGCGGCATGGTTGTCGACATCGGAACCGTGGCCTCGCCCACGACCGTTGCTTCGGCCCGTACCGTCACCTCGGTGGACAACAGCAACAAGACGATGGTCATCTCGGGTGCCACCATTTCGACCACCTCCAGCCACTTCGTGTTCCGCACGGGTGCTGGTGGCGCATCGAACAACAGCGGTGCACCTGGCGACGGCCAGATCGAACTCACTGGTATGCAGACCATCGTGTCTGACTCCGCTGTGCTGCACACGATCAACCCGTCGAGCCAGCCCAACTGGAAGGCCTACGTCAACTCCAACGGCGGCACCAACCGTGCCGTTTCGGAAACCTTGATCACCGGCTCCATCATGAAGGGCCTCACCAACTCGGGCAAGAAGGTCAACCTTCTCGTTTCGGCTGAGGGCGTCCACATGGCGGTTGCCAACCTGCTCCTGTCGCTCAAGCGCAACATGGAACAGACCGAGCTCAAGGGTGGCTACGCCGGCATCCAATACTTCGCCCCGTCCGTTTCGGGCAAAGGCGATGAGGGCCCGACGGTGCTCTACTGCGACTTCGACTGCCCGAGCAACAGCCTGTACGGTGTCCACACCGACTCGCTGGTGCTTCACCAGGTTGGCGAAGGCTGGCAGTTCATGGACATGGACGGAGCGGTCATGAACCGCAAGCCTGACCTCGACGCATACGAGGCCACGCTGTTCAGCTACATGGAACTTGCCTGCAAGCAGCGCAACACCCACTTCGCCATCCGCGACCTGACCGAGGTGAGCATCTAGTATGCCAGCATCGGTCAGCATCAATGTTGGCCCGGAAGTCCCGGGGAACCGCAGGTTTACGGTCGCGACAGTGACCTTCGATAGCTCTTACGCCACTGGCGGGGAAGCTATCAGCCTTGCGGCCCTCGGGTTCACCCGCTTGGACTTCCTGTGGGCAGTCACCGACGACGGCTATGTGCCGGGTTGGGATGGCTCGACCACAGCTCCGAAGATCAAGCTTTTCTGGGTTGATACCACAACGGACGGAGCCCCGCTCGCAGAAGTACCCTCGACGACTGACGTTTCGACCGTCAGCGTCCAGGTATTCGCGTTCGGAGCATGAGTTTGATGGGCTGGCAGTCGTCGGGGCTGCCAGCCCATCACCCCCAATGAAGGAGGATCATGAGGGGTCTACCTGAGTACACACAGTTTGCCGAGATCACAACCGATGTCTACGACATCGCGCGACGGGTCAGAGAAGGCGACGAAAGTGGGTGGCGGGGCGATCCCTCTGCCTCCCTCATGCACAACCCATTCACCAACAAGTTTGAGGTTTGGCTGGTCGACGGGATGAACGTGCCGTACATCGCGGCCACATCCGACAAATGCGACCACACCCTGATCATGAAACTCATTGAAGGTGACTGGCAAAAGGGCAAGCAGCTGCTGGAGGAACTCCAGAAGAAGAATCGGGCAGCACGCCAAGCCCAAATCGACGGAGAGCAAGACCGCCGCATGGAGATCGCCGACAAACTCCACTGGGCCCTCTTG